GGCGATGATGTGTTTTGTTGCGCCTGTTAGACTTTTACCGAGGTTACTGATGTCCCCTTGTGCGGTTTTCATTTCGTCCTGCAACTTCTTACCATCGCTGCCGGGGAAAGCCGTACTTGCGGTATAACCTAACGCAAGGTCAGAGCCTATGGCAACAAGGGTGCTGCCGCTCCAACGATAAGTGATATTTCTCGACTTATCAACATAAACTTTACCTGCCTCGGGGGTAACGCCGTTATAGGATTGAACTCCCCAAGTTTCACTATCTTCCCACACAGGATAATAGTAAATTTCCGTATCCAACTCGCCGTTTTCCGTTTCGACTTCAACGATACGAGCAATTACAAACACGTTATTATTCTTATGAAAAACAACTTTTGTTTGTTCGGAAACACTGCCAAGTTCGCTTTGTTGAACGACAATGTTCTCTACTGCTTCTGCAAACTCAATTACATCATCAACAAAGCCGGGTAAATAGGTGGCAGGGATTTTTGCATCTTCGCCAAGCGGAGCGATACCGTTTGCTTCTCCTAACGTATTTTTGAACTCGGTGAGTTCTGCGCCGACTGCATTTGCCTTTGTCTTGGCTTCGTTGGCGGTCGTCTGAACAGTGTTCACCTGTGTCTGAATAGCATTGATATTGTTGCCCTGTGAAGTAAGTTGCGTATCCTGCGCTTTGTTCTTATCTTCAATGTCTTTAATATCCTGCTGCATCAACGCCATATCGCTTTGCAACTCGGCAACAGCTTCGTTGTACTGCTCACTGTCAATGGTCGGGTTTCCTCCCTCTTCGCCTGTGGCAACCCATTCGCCACCATCACCCACATAAATGGGTCCGGGGAGAGTCTTTCCGACAATAGCCCACCAACCATCGTGAGGCAATGGGTAGGCTTCTTTCAATTTCTCTACTGACGTGAAGATACCTTTGTTCGCACCTTTGATGTTCTTGGCATCAAGCCACCCCTCAATCTTTACACTCCCTTTGAATTGGGAACTGCCTTGAACGGTTACTCTGCCACCAACAGCCACGTTGCGACCAACGGAAACATCACCGTCAATCTGTGTTGTCTTTATTGAACTCATATTAAGGATGATTTAGCCAATTCGTTCAACACGTTGCTTCGCTCCGTGTCGCCGAACGTGATTAACACTAATGCTGCTGTGGTGTAAACCACTGCATCGTAACATCGCTGACAAATCTCGATAGCACCGTATTCGTCCACTTTCGGATAGGGAAGATATACGGCACGGCTAACCATTGCCTCCTCGCTCTTGCAGGAGTAGAACTCCAACACACGTCCCTCTGGACGTATCGAAACGAAACAGACAGGGCGTTGCGCCGTGCCTCGTATGCCTTTGAAGCGTGAATGTTGCTTCTCATATTCGGGGTCGTCCGTGTTGGAACAGGTGAAAACAGGTCTCGCCCAATCGTCCATCTCGAACACTACAAAGCGCATAAAGTCCTCGGGTAAGAGTACCCAACCGCTTTCGTGTTCCATCCAATACACGGCATCGCCGAAATTATGACCTCCGTCAAGTAAGTGAGGGGGTGCTTCGCTGTGTATGCGCTTGACAGCCTCAACAATCTTCGACTTGATGATGTCATTGAGGGCAAGGGTGTCCACATCGCCGATTTCTGTCAGCGCATCACTCGACATATTTTGGTCAAGTGCTATGCGAACATCTTCCGCAATCTTATCAAGTGGATAGACTGTCATACCTCATTACTCTTTATGACAATCCAACGAACTCGATACCGTTAGCGGCTGCCTGCTCGACAATGGCTTTCTTACTGCGCAAAGTGGTACGGCTGATGCCGAATTTGTCTGCGAGGTAATCTTTGGCGGCGGCAAGGTCGCTGACTGTTACTTGCTTCAATGTGGCATCAGCATCAGCATCAGTATCAGTCTCGGTCTCTCCACCCTCGGTTGGGGCTTCGCCGTTCTGCTCGTTGTTCTCTCCGTTCTCGTTTGCATCTGCGTTCTCATTGTCGCCATTGTCGGTAACAGTTGTGTCTTCTGCCGGAGTAGGATTGTCGGCAGGCTTTTCCTCTGCTTTCTCCTCTTTCTTTGCAGGCGTTTCCACTACCTTTGCAGCATTTTTCTTGCTTTCGCCCTGTACGCTGTGGAGGCGGAACAACTTGCCAAAATTGTAATGGCACTCAATGGCGTTCATAATCTCCTCGTTGTCGGTCGTGAATGTGCTGCTGCCGTTTGACAGGGGTATGAACGAAATGTGCAAGTTCTTCTTGCTTGGAAGCACCACGTTGATGCTGACGTTGGTGTTCGCTTTGTAGGTCTTAATCATATACTTTGGAAAATTAAAAAAGGGACGGGACTACGCCCATCCCTCGGTTGCTGAATTAGTTGATAACTCTTGATTATGCTGCCGCAGCAGTAGGTGCTTTGGCAAGTTTCATACGTGCGTGTGCCTTTGCATAGCGCAAGTACAAGCAACTTACCTCCTGAATAACTACGGCATCTGTACGGCGAATACCTGCCTTCTGCAAGTCGAGTACGTTTCTTGCCCAAGAGATATGAGTTTTCTTTGACAAGTATTCGGGGTCCATTGCAAAACCGCAGTCGCTCATACCGTTCACATCGAACAACTCGTGATGAATGGTGAGTACCTCGCCGAAATCGGTATCCCAAGACTTGAACTTCAAGTTCCAAACCTCTACGGTGTCTTTCAGACGGAACTTCTCACTCTTAATCTTTGAGAAAGCAGAGAGCATATCACTACCGCAGAAAAGGATTTTACGCTTGTTACCGATACCTGTACCGACAAAGAGGTCTTTAGTAATATCCACGAGGTTTTCATCTGTGATAACAGCACACTTCTTGTCGCTGTCCCACTCGCCGACCTCAATGTCCTTACCTGCCATCCACCAAATACCGCCTGTAAACCAAGTGTTCATACCGTCCTTTGCAATGTGCTTGATGACGTTCTTAACACCAAACAGATAGGTATTCTCCATAGCAAGACGCATATCATATACGCCGTCCTCCTCAATGTCAGAGAAATTCCAATTCACTTCCTTGGCCGCAATCTTGTCGAAGGTGGACTGCTCAACCTGTATCATAAAGTTTTGGCAGTACTGTGTCTCCGGCATAGGAATGTTGTTGAAACGTCCTGTCTGTACGTCCAACTCACCGCAAGCCTTACCCATACGCACAAGGGTAGTTCCCTGTGGAATTTCGGGTACAAGGATAGGCTGCTTGGTAGAGCTGTCCATCGTACCGTTTACTGCATAGACGGTAGGCAGATTGGTAGTGCTGTCCTTACCGCATACACACAATACAAGGTCGGGGATGAGGCTGTCTTCGGAAGTGTACGCCGTTCCATCGGGTTTAGTCTTGGCAGGCACACCTACTACGCGGATAGTATCGTCCAAAGTGAACATATTGAGGTCGTCCACAGGGAGCGATACACTTGCGCCTGCGGTCATAGCAGTAACCTTTGCGCTTGTGCTGCACTTGATTTCTCGTGTGCCTACGCTGTAATACTTGACCTCGAACGAGTTCGTGCTGCTCGACTTCGCATAACGGCTGATTTGGTCGATAGGGGTTGCCATCGGGCGTATCTTCACGATGCGTTTGTCCACATCGCTCAAATAAAAATTTGGGTCGCCCTCAGTTCTACCTACGGTCTCCGTTGCGATACCGTCCGTTCCGCCTGTGCCATCAGCACCGGCTACTGTCTTACCTGCATCGGGGAGTTCGGAGGCGTTAGCCATAAAGACACCGCCCGATGCGCCCGTCACAAATGCTAATGCTATTAGCAAGATGCGACACAGAAAACTTGTTGCTTTCTTCATTGCTGTAAAATTTTGAAAAGTGAATAAATAAATTGACTGTTACTTGTTTGGTCTGCGTTTCTCTCCGCCACGTTCCCAAATATTTTGAGTACCGTAGTTCTGGTCAATGGCTCCTAAATCGGGCATTTCTCGTGCTGCACCCTTGCCACCTCCGTTTTTGCTGCTGAGGTTGGCTGTGCCGTCACTCTTGCTACCCTTGCGCAACTTCTCTTCAATCTTGGTGTTGCGTCCTCGAACTTCGCCCTCACGGTCTGCCTGCTCTACATCGCTGTCGTGCTTAATGGCTTTGAGTGCCATAATCACGCTCTCACGAGTGAACTTGCCCATAATGCCGTCACGAACAATACCCATAAGGAAATCCATAGCATTGTCGATGTCCTCATCAGACAATCCCTCTTCCTGTTGCATTGCTTCGAGTGTGGTTAGGGTTTCATTGATGTTGGTTTGATACTCGCCCTCATACTGCTCCTCTTGGGCAATACGCTCCGCAAACTCCTTATTGGCGGCGGCAAGTGCCTCCTGCTTCTCGGGGTCTTCAAGTGCTGCCTTGAAATCATCACCGAATTTGCGCACCATTCCGATGATAGGGTCTTCACCCTTTCGCCAATCGGTAAGGAAAGCTGCACTGCGTGGATTGCTTGCGAATAGGTCTGAAAGGGCTTTTTCTCGCTCACGATAACCCGATAATTCATTGTCGTAACTGTCGTAATCGTCATTGATTTGACCGAATAACGCCTCATCATCGGCAAATTCCTTGTCGGGATACTTCGCTTTCAATCGTTCCGTGTATCGGTCTCGATTGCTTTTAACTTCCGTATTCTTAGACATATACTGTAAATATTTAGATGTTTTACTAAACTGTGAAGCAAAAATAGTCCGAAATAAACGCTTGTTATGTTTATCTTTTTACGCTCCAATGTGTAACTTTGGAACATAAATAAGTCGGCAATGAGTTAGAAAGATGAAGCATAAGGGTGCATTGATGGAGTACTCACAAGAGCGTTCAGACGACTTGATGAGGGCGTACGATGAATATCTTGCATCGTGCGACTATATCCGTATGCCCGATGTGTACAACAACATTGTCAATATGCCATCACGCCGTTTTTGGGTTAGCGACATTCGTGCTGCTCTTGTCATTTCTGCGATGATGAGGGGAGAGGCACGTTTGGATAAGATGTGTGCTTCCAAACGTGAGATGTACGAAGAAATCTACCGCCGTGTAGCCATAATGCGTGAGAAATATCCCGATAAGACTACTTCTGAACTCTGTGCAATGGTTGTCATTCAGCCTGCACCGAAATTCTATCTCACACCCGGCAGTGCCAAAATTATGGTTTGTAAAGCGAGGAAAGAATGGATAAGAAGAAAGCAGCAAAGGCTACGTCTCTTTTAATATCAATCCTCGTGTTCTGTCTCTCTTTGCAGGATATGGCGGATTGGTCTGCGGTCGGCATATATACAGGGTGCGGACTCAGCTGTCGTATGCTTTATCCGTTCTATCACGCTAACCTGTTACACGCAACGCTGAATGCGTGGTGTCTGCTCTCTGTCATATTCATCTATGACATATCGCTATGGCGGTTTACCCTTGCATATATCATCGCAGTTGGAGTTCCGTCATTTTGTCTGTCCGACATTCCTACCGTTGGTTTGTCGGGCGTTGTGTTTGCACTCTTCGGCTCTATCTCGTTCGAGGTACAGCGTAAAGCATATTATCAGTTATGGATGCTTGCATACCTTGTGGCAGGCTTCTTTTTCCCGAATACCAATGCGTTGGTACACCTGTACTGCTATTTGGCAGGTGGGGCGGTGGCATTGTTGAACAAACCTGTAAAGATTGGCTGATATGAACATCGCAATACGCAATATCATCGAAGAGAACAACCGCCGTAATGCGGAGATATATGCACGTTTCGACCCGATTAGCGGCTTCGGCTCGGTCGGTGAGCGTGTTAAGGTGGTTATTGATGACTTCCCCATACGCACGCAATACCTGCCTGTCGAAATGATGAAAGTGCCGCTTGTACGGCAACTTGCGGAATGCGGCTCCATTAAAGCGTTCTTGCAGGAACTCGGAGCAAACGAAGAGGAGGACTACGAAAGCGACCGACTAAAAGTTATCAGTCAGTTTGTACGCATCAGAAACAGACACGACTTTCCCTTTTGGGCGGCTACATTTGTATATATCAAGAACAAAGGTGGTGGCGAAGATGTATTATTTCGCCTCACACGTCCTCAACGTAGGTTTATTGCACGTTTGGAAAAACGCCGCAAGGCAAACAAGCCTATTCGTATTGTTCTCTTGAAGGCTCGACAATGGGGCGGCTCAACCACATCGCAGTTGTATATGGCGTGGTTGCAACTCGTTCACAAGGTCGGTTTGAACTCGCTTATCATTGCACATCAAGGCGCAGGCTCTGACGAAATCAAGGATATGTTCGACCGTATGATTAAGAACTATCCTGTGGAAATGCTGCACAAGTTAGGCGAGGCATACAATGAGAATGAGCCTAAATTGGTCGGCGTTGGTAAGTCGGGCAGTATTCATCGTGTACCACAGCGTAACTGCAAAATCAAGATTGGTACAGCAGAACGCCCGGACTCTTGTCGTGGTGGTGATTATAACCTCGTGCATCTTTCCGAGGTCGGACTGTGGAAAGCAACAGAGGGAAAGAAGCCCGAAGATATTGTGCGCTCTGCTTGCTCGGGTGTATTGCTCCGTCCTTACACGATGATTGTATATGAGAGTACCGCCAATGGTACAGGTAACTTCTTCCAAAAGGAGTATGACGATGCCAAGAGCGGAAAATCACAGTTTGAAGCGATGTTCGTTTCGTGGTTTGACATTGAGCAGTATTCTTTGCCTCTTGATGATGTGGAGATATTCGCACAGATGCTCTATGCCAACCGTGAGAACGACAATGTTCCGTCAGTTCGTGAGGAGAGCGGAAAATATCTGTGGTGGTTATGGGAACAGGGCGCAACCCTCGAAGCAATAAATTGGTACATACAGGAGCGTGCAAAGTACACCGACCACGGACTGATGGCGGCAGAGTTCCCGTCAGATGATGTTGAGGCTTTCGTACATTCGGGAGCAAGAGTGTTCGACAAATACAAGGTTGAGAAGCTGCGCCCATCGTGTCGCCCACCTCGCTACATTGGTGAGGTGTATGCCGATGAAGATGAGGGCAAAAATGCTTTGAAAAACCTACGCTTCACCGAAGATAAACAGGGCTTGCTCCACATTTGGGAAATGCCCGAGATTGACGATAAAGAGATTGTAACAGACAGATATGTTACGATAGTCGATGTCGGAGGACGTTCCAACAAAGCCGACTTCTCTGTTATCCTCGTTCTCGACCGTCTGTTTATGGCAGAGGGTGGAAAACCTACGGTTGTGGCACAATGGTACGGACACATAGACATTGACTTGTTGGCGTGGAAAGCGGCACAGATAGCAGCGTTCTATGACAACTCCCTGCTTGTGATAGAGAGCAACACGCTCGAAACACACGACAAGGAGCGTGAGGTGGACGGCGACCAATCACAGTTTATCCTCAATCAGATTAAGGATATTTATCCCAACCTCTATGCACGCAAGCAGTCAGAGGAGGCAATACGTGAGGGCTTGCCAAAGAATTATGGCTTCCACACCAACATTGCAACAAAACCAATGATTATATCCACACTCGTAAAGGTCATTCGTGAGAACCTCTATACCGAACGTGATGCACGATGCCTGGACGAATACTTGTGCTATGAGAAGAAACCGAACGGAGCATTCGGAGCAATTACAGGAAAACACGATGACTTGCTGATGACACGTGCAATAGGTCTGCACATCTGTTTCTTTGAAATGGAATTGCCGAGGTTTGTTCCTCGTGTGGGTAGGTTTATAACCAAGAAGAGAAAGGCGGTATCTGCCGCAACAATATAAGTTTAACTAAATAACAACAGAACAATGAACATTTTCAAGAAATTCAAAGCCTCTCTTCGTTTGCGTGAGGCAGTGAGAAAAGCAGACAAGGCACACAGTGAGAACGGACAGCGTTACTATGTAATGCCAACAAGTGGTACAAGCGGACAACTTGTCATTATGGATAGGAACAATTTCCGTAAACTCAAGCAGAAGCACTACATCAATTACAACACATTCGTAAGAGACCTTGAAGTGGAGTGTTTCTACTGCACACCATATCGCAATGGAGCAGGCGAATTGTCTGCCGAAGCAGTAGCATTGAAGAAGAAGCAATACTTCTCTTGGTTGGAAGCAATCGCTAAATCAAAGAAGAATGGGCAGGTACGGAAACATTGACGGTATAGCAACGCTAACCAACAACCCCAATGCCACAGATAATGCAAAGGGAACAATCGGCAAGAAAAATGGCATTTGGGCAATGGCAAAGAATATTGAGCCTGTCTGCCACGAAGACAAAGTTGTAACATTAGATGATGTCGTAGAATATCTTGAAGACATT